CACCCGTTAGAAGTGATTTAATAGAAGGACCACCACCTGGATACTTTGCGCCAATTTCACCAAACGCTGTTGCAAGAACTGTTGTTACTTTCGCAATATTATCTGGAAGAGTTGCATAATCAATATCAAGTGCTTGAAACTTTTCAATACCTTTTGCAATTGATAGGAGTGCCAAACCAGACATCATGATTGCAGGTGCACCGGCATACATCGCTGCAATTGCAAGCGGAGGAAGCATGAATGAACGTGCAATAGAAAGCATCGCCCATTCCATATTTGACATCGAGCGGCCACCTTTAACGATTGTAATACCTAGAACTTCGACTGGTTCAGTTGCCATGCCTGAATCTGCAAAAATGCCACCTTCAGCAAACATCTTTTTACCTAGTGCTTTTTGAAGGGCAGATATACCTACTGCAATTAAAATTAAAGATAGGCCGGCCATTATCATTGCAGCAGCACCTGGAATAATAAATGCAGCGGCAGCACCAGCACCGGCCATGGCAAGACCAAGTCCAACTACAATAGCACTAATTTGTCCAATAGATTCCCAACCGTCTGCATCTGGCTTAATTGCTGACGTGAATATAAGCATTGAAAGTGAAATTGCAAGAATAGGAAGTGTTGCAAATAACATTGCCATGGCACCTTGTCTAATAAGACCTGCAAATATACCTGCAAAACCAAATGTAACTGCTGTACCAAGTACAAGTGCACTAACCATTAATAGTGTTTGCATTGGCGATCCAGCATAGTTTAAGATCATCTCTGCTAATACAAATCCACCTGCTAAAGAAACAATAGCCAAACCAGCAATAGCAAGACCAATAGCAACTTCTTTAATTTCTTTGGTGATTCCCATTTTACCCAGCATCCAGAACATACCACCAACAATAGTAATCATAAGCACCGAAAGCATTAAACCTGGAATACCTACAATTAAAAGTGGTAGTGCTAGAGCCATTGAAGCTGCAAAAATAAGGATGGCTTTACCCATTTCTTTAATGGCGTCAATACCTCCGGTAATAACATCCATTTTATCTTTGGCATCTTTTGCCTTACCCATAGCATTTAGGGCTTCAACAATAAGTTTCATACCCTCACCAATACCTACAACGCCCTTTGCAACAGCAGTGGCATCTTTACCCTTAATATTAATCTTAGAAGAACTCTGTTTCTTTGAAATAATTTTTAGATAATTTCTTATATCAATAAAAACACCAAACAGGTCTCCACCCGGGGAGACCTGTGTTGCTGTCAATTCTGTAGCTACAGCAATTCGTTCTTGCTGGCCTAGTGATAATTTTTCAAAAGGAGACCTAAAAAGATTCACTTATCTTGTGCAGATATTTTTTACTATATTGTATATATTACAGCTTTGGCATTTTAATATTAGGTTGTGACATCGAAGGCATCTTTGGCATCTTTGGCATACTAGACTTCATAGAAGACATCTGATCATTCATTGAAGATTCTTCCTTCTCTTGACCCTTTTGTTGATCCTTCAACATTGTTGAAAGTTCTTTTAAATGGTAATGATATTCATAGTAAGGCATTGCCTCGATTTCAGAAGGCTGAATATGTGTATGATGTATAAAGTAAAACTTCGTCTTAAAGAAGTTCTCCAGCGAGATCCGAAATAATGAAAAGACCTTTAATTCCACCTGGAAAGTTTAGCGGTACAAGGACCTCCTCGCCTTGCCTCTCAACTACCAAGTCTGGTTTAACACCGATTTTCATTTTTTCTGCCAATCTGTAAATAACCATATACTTTCTTTCACTCCAACCTTGGAATTCGATTTCCTTTTCAAAGATAGTCTTTGAATTTAAACCTCTCCAATCCGTAGTAATGTATGGTAGGATTTGGATAAATGATTGATCCCAGTTTTTACGCTCTCTCTGACGAGATTGCATAAATTTAGTAATCTCTTCCATAACACCAACTGAAGGCGGTGCCATAATTACTTCACCTGCTGATTTTGTATGAATAACATAAGCTCTTTGCTCATAATCATAGTATTGCTCAATTTCTTCAGGAATGTTTTCAGTTGTGAAATATTTTGTGCTTAACTCAACATCAAAAGAAACCCCAGATGAATCTTCACCTTTAAGCATTAATTTATTTTCAGGTTCAGGGAATGTTAGATCTCTAATAGAAAGAATAATATAGATTCTATCTTCTTCACAGATATCTTTATATGTTAACATTTTTGAACCTGATCTAAATTTAGTACAAGACTTAACGATCATGTTTAATTTATCTTCAATATCTACAAGATTCGATTCATCCATTGTTGAAAACTGTCTAATTTCAGCAACTCTAGCTGAACGTATTTGAAGTTTTGCATCTACTGGATAAAACTTACCTTCAGATGGTAAAGTTGTAAGATCTACGTCCATCCATCCTAGGTGAACATCTGAATCTTGTGTATCATTCTGCCATCTAGACATTGATGCTTTACCAAGTCCTTTAGACTTAATTTCATCAATCATTGGATTTGATTCTTGCTCTTCGACCATTTGCTTATAGTCGTCTTGATTGTTTTCGCTCATAATTATTTATTTTTAAGTTGCTTTAACTTGGTTTTATCAAAAGTTTTCTTGTCTTCTGTTGTAGAATCTATTTCAATTCTAATTAATTCTCTAATAAATGCAGACATGGAAATAGGTCTTGTACCTTCTTCAATGGCTTTATTGAGAATAATTCTATTTAAAACTGCAACCTCGTCCTCGGAAAGAAGTACTTGAAGTTTTTTCGTCAATTTACTTGAGTCATTATTCATATTATGTTGATAATATATTATCTTTTCAAAAGTGTTAAAAAAGAGGAGTAGCGATAACTACTCCTCTTTAAATGTTAATTAAATTAGATTATAGAATCTCTTCTTTCCAAGCGTCACATCTCCAAGTAACTGCCATTTCCTGTGGATCAGCAGCAGAGTAATCGCCGCCTTCTAGGAATGGAAGACCTGATGAAATGAAACAATCTTCTAGAGTAACAGTTCTAAAAATTTGCCCAGTTCTGTCGAATTGAGTTACAATGATAGCACCTACATAATCTCTCTTTAGGCCCATAGCGCCTGTATTAGGATTGTAGATTAGGTTGTACCATTGCTTTAGCGTTTTGTACACGTATGCCTCATTTGCATCATTTAAGTTAAGAGTGAATGTAATTTCAACATCTAGTGCAGTTGTCTCTGGCTGTGAAGCAAAAGAACGTGTAACGAACTTAAACTTCTGCTCTTGAGTACCAATTGCTTGGTTGATTACTAGACCTGAAATTGACTTAACTTGCTGAAGAAGCATGTTGGCACCTTGTACACCAGCAGGAGGAAGGATAGTTACTTCGAATAAGTTCTGTTGAACTGGCTCAAAATTTCTGCCTTTCTTGCTAGTTTGGTCGTTTGAATAGTGTGGTAATGGCATTTCTTCTAAAAGCTTTTTTTATATATCTGTTTAGCTGAAGTTACCTGTCGCAATTTCACCAGTGTTTAGAACTGTTGTTCTGTGAACAACAATCTCTAGACCTTTAACTGGCTCAACATAAGTATCGATGATACCCATATTTGCGTCAATCACATCATTAGTGTTATTAGTTGTGTCCATTACGTTTTTGTAATCATAAACACCATAATCAGCTTTAACTGACTCTAGGAATGAATCCGCTAGAGTTTTGATTTCAAGTCTTGTTTGTGCTGTATTGAACTCAAATACGTAGTTCTTTAGGATAGCAGCTAGACCATCTTGGATGTAGATCAGAACTTCTCTAACGTGAGCTGAAGAAAGAGCTGATTGTACAGACTGTTGTGCAGTCTTGTTACCTAGGATAGTTAGACCAACACCTCTTTGGAACACGATTGGGTTGTAACCGAATGGCTCAAGGATGTCTCTATCTGTCTTATCGAATGCATATTCAACACCAACAACACCAGGACCAGAAACAACACCTCTTCTTGGACCAGCAACGATTGCCCATGGTAGAGAATCAGTGTACTTGTCGATGAAGTTGTTAGAAACATAAGCTGCTGGAGGAACGATAATATCTTTATTGTTCTCTCTAACAACTAGACCTGGACCATAGTAGAACGCGTAGTTAGCACCATCATTGATTGAAGGAAGTGCGTATAGTGATCTTGGGTTTAGTGATAGGTTACCACCATCTGCTACGTGATTTACATCAAATGCACCAGTATTAGCATCTAGGAAAGATGGTGAAGTAGAAGATCTGAAATCTTTAATAAGCGGAGCGTTTAGGATTGCAGAAGCATTCTGTCTATTCTTTGCTAGTGAAGATAGTTGAACCTTGTTTAGGATAGTACCAGCTTCGTAAGATGCAAATGTATCAACAATATATCTAAAAGAGATATTATCTTTATCAGCAAGTGCATTAGCAAGTGTTGTTGCAGAACCAACTGCGTTTAGAGAGTTCTGAATTGTTTGAGTTGCAACGCTAGCACCATCTAGTACGATTGGTGCGTAAACTGCAGTTGCTGTTTCAAATGAAGTGTATGCTGAAGTAAATGCTGAAGCTGGAGTTGCTACTGTGTAAACTTCATAAGTTTGAACATCGTACGCACCTGAATCATCAATATCTTTAACGATTTTTACTACCTTAGTAATTCTATTAGCTTCAAGAGCATTAATATAATCACCAACAACAAGATCAAATGCAGGAACTGCAGCATCTGTACCGCCATTAGCAACTAGGTTAGCTTCATCATATGTGAATGTTGCAAAAGATGCAGTTGCATTATAAACCCACTCAGCACCTACTGCAACATCTCTACTACCTGCTAGAACATCATAAGATAGAACTTGGTAATCTAGAGAGTTATCATGTACGTGGCCGATTAAATCTACACCTGTACCATTTGTTTCATCAAGAACTGCATCTTCGTGAACTGCACAGAAAAGACCTGTTCTTCTTGCCTCAGCATTGATCATAGTCTCGATATACCTTTGGTTACTTTCTAGGTCTGTGAAACCTGGTAGAATTGAACCAGTGTATTGGCCGATTAGAGAAACTTGTCTTAGGTTTGCAAAGTTAGCTAGTTCATCTTTCTTAAGACCATTAGCTTCAAAGTATTGACCGTATACTGCATCAGTTGACATAGTAGCAGCATCAAAAGAACCCTTGAATACAAACACGTCAACCATAAAGTCAGACATTTGATCATAATCATTTAGATACTCAGGTACATTACCTTCACCGTACCATTCTCTTGCAGTAATATCGAAAGATTTAACGCTCTGTGCTTTTCTAACAAATACAGTAATGTTATCTTGCTTAATATTAATAAAACGTAGAAGATAGTCTAGTGTTAGACCAGCAGTACCTACTACTGAGTTAACTGCATCATCAGATGGTGTCCAGAATTTCTCAGTATTAAAAAACTTTGAGTAGATATCTTCGTTTTCGATCATTGATAATGCATCAACAGAACCGTTAGTTGGGATACCTGCATAATTAATTTTGTCAGCTGTTGTGAAAGAAGCTGCATTAAGAGCTAGGATAGGACCTCTTGTTAGAGCTGCTAGTGCAGATCTGTGGAAGAACATACCTTTTTTCTCTAAGTTTTTATCAATGCTACCAAAAACATTAATAAACTGTTCAGTAGTCTCTACTAGGACTGGAGTGTTGAAAGGACCCTTTTTAGAGTAACCTACAACTAGTCTGATAGTCTCAGCAGGAATATTGACAGTCTGCGACTTATCGAATTCAAGACGGTATACACCTGAGCTCTTGTATTGTAAAAGTTGTGGACTTAGTGCCATAATTTTATAGACTTTATTTTTTTGCTTTATCTATATATCAGCAATTTATCGTAACAATTTGATTTTTTCGATGAAGGCTTGTATATCTTCTGAAAATAAAAGATCGTGATATTGTAATATAACTTGATCGGGTAAATCCCACCATTTTATTTCTAATAATTGATTAATAGTTTCATCATCAAACCTTTTTTTAATCAATTTTGCTGGACAACCCCCTACTATTGTGTATGGTTCAACATCTTTTGTAACAACAGAACCAGCTGCTATTACAGCGCCATCACCTATAGTAACACCTGACATAATTATACAACTCATTCCAATCCAAACATCATTACCTATAGTTATATTACCATTTGACTTTAGATATTTTGATGGGTCGTAATCATTACCTCTAACAACTGGTAGATATGTAGTAACATTATTATAATTATGACTACCTCCTAAAAATAACTTAGAACCATCTGCTATAGAAACATACTGCCCAATGACAACTTTATACTCATTTAAATGATGTTCCTCTGTGTAGACTCTAGTATTACCAGGATCGTTATCTCCACGAGAGGTTATTCTTATCCTACATGGTTTATCAATATAGTATCTTAGATCGCTGTGGATTTTTACAAGACTTTCTTGACCTAATAGGCTAATCTCTAAAGATCTTTTTAAATCTGCTGATATCATGATAATAGGTCGTAAATATCATATTGTAGATCTCCATCAATATCTTGATCTTTATAAAGTATCTGTTCCATTTCATTGTGTATATTTTCTTCAATAACATCTAGAAGCTCTTCAATGAAATCAGCATAGTCAACCGTTGAAAGAAACTCTGTTATAGTAACACACGACATTAATGTATCATCGTTTCCGTGTTGTGCGCCATAAGATCCATTTGCTTTAACACCAAACATAGATGCTTCTTTAACAGTTTGATTTTCGGTAAAATTGATTCTATTCTCTTCAACCATTTTCTTTAGGTTCTGACACATTACAGCTTTGTTATCTGACTTAATCCTAATACCTGGTTTAAATGTTCTAGCATCGTGCCTGTGTTTGAATCTAACGATCATTTCTTCATCAAATTCATTTCTTTGTGGAAATAGAGTTGTAAGATATTTAATAAGAATAGAACCGTATGTATTAAATTCGATAATAAGTTTAATATTCTCTGGGTTAAATACTTCAACTGACAGTGTATATAGTACTTTTGCAAAGTCTTCAATAGTATGTTCATTAGATCTAAAAAGGCCAACTTGCTCTAATCTAAAGAAATCATACATGGCTCCTGGATTTGGAAGCAGTTTCATATGTTTACTTTCCATTGGAATTATTTTAAACATGTTGATTACAGAATAGTCACCGCCATTTCCTTCAGCAATATCTACTGAAAATACATAAAAGTTTTCACTATCACTAGCAGAGTCAATATCGAATGATGGATTAAATGCTAAATAACCATTAAGATCCATATTTATATTATCGAAATCTTCTAAATCCTCAAATTCATATTTTATCATTCCCCTTCTAAGCTTCTTCATCGTCTGTGGATCAAATAGAAGATTTGAAGAACTTACAAACTCATTACCATACTGTCGGTTGAATGCATCTTCTGAACCTAGGTTCTTTAATTCTCGCTGATACCAAGCATCATCTCTATCCGGGTGTTGCCACCAGTCAATACGCATTGCTTTATATGCATTGTGCCCCTTATCAGCGGCATCATAAATCTCATAGAATTTATTAAAGCCGTTTGGTGTCGATGTGATAATGATTCTAGAAACTTTCGATGCTGAAAGTGTAGGATAAACGTTTTCGTAGAATGAATCTACAATAGATGGGTGGATGTGGGCAAACTCGTCCAAAAACAGGGTGTGAATGGTAAAACCGATACCTGCCTTTGCAGTGGTCGCCTGACCTACGAGTCTACATCCATTATCACACTTAACGTTCATAACGTCATACTTTACA